TGTTGATCGGTCAAGTCACACTCATCGTGGATTTGAAACGCAAATTCAAATCGACGTCTGGGATCAGTCAGAAAATTGGGGCAGAAAGAGAGTCCAGCTTATTCAAAAAGAGATTGATCGGCTGCTTCACGACGTTACAATCTGTATTGAGGGTTGGAACATTATCAGCTTGCGACAAATTCAAGTTGAGGCATTTGTTGACATTGACAATGTCACAATGCACGGAGTGCAGAGATTTAAATTGATGATAGGAGAAGCATAAGATGGCACTTTGTAACACAATTCAAAACGAGGTTGGTGGAAAAGATTTGCTCTTGAAAAAAGCAAAATGCTTTGAAACAGGGGCAACAACAAACAACTCCAGCGCGCTCACATTGACAGCCCATGGTGCAAAAGTTGGGGATCTGATCAAGTTTGTAACTGTTGGAGCTTTGACAGCCGTCAACACCGATGATTATTACTTGGTTCGAGATGTAACAAATGCAAACACAATTACAATCAGGGCTTTGATCAACGGACCTGCAGTTGTCTTTGACGCAGCAGAAACAAACCTTGAAATTTTGGTCTACAGAAATCTTGGTGGACTCAGATCAAAAGAATTTGGGCTTTCCTCTGAGGCGGTTGATGTCACAAACGTTGATTCAGATGAGTGGTCAACCATGCTTGATGGTGCGGGTGTCAGATCTGCGTCTTTTTCTGGATCGGGAGTTTGGACAAACGAACTGGTGTTCCAAGAATTTTTTGCAGACTTCTTAGCCAATCGTTTGGTCAATCAAGCTCTGGTTGATGCCAAGACTGGCCGTGTTTATGCCGGAAGATTCAAAATCACGGAGTTGTCTGTAAGCGGTGACTATGACGCTGAAGGCACATATTCTGTCAGCGGTGAGTCATCAGGGCCAATTGATGTCTTTACATTTGATGTTGCTTAATTTTCTTAGTTGAATTGGGCTTATGAACAAATTCAAAAATGAAAAAGTAATCAAATTGGGCGAAGTCGAAATTTTGCTTCGCCCAACTTTCATGAATTGCGCAGACCTCGAGGCAGGACTTGGCTATGGGCTTCCAATGCTGGCTTACAATCTTGCGCAAAAAAAACTGCCAAACATGACAGATCTGGCAAAAGTAATTTATTTCTGCCAAGCCGAACGCACAAAGTCTTTGGAAGAAATTTGGGACCTTGTTCAATCTGAAGGGATGATGATCGCAGGTCCAGTGCTCGAATTCATCGGTCAAATCACTGCAGGCGATAAAACTGCCCCAGAGCTTTCTGAATCACAAAAAAAAAGCTAGACCAAAATCCACCCCCCCCAAAACAAAAAGAAATCCCTTGGGATTTGCTTTTGGGCATGGCGGTTACTAGACTAAACTTGAGGCCAATTGATTTCTGGAATCTGACATTTCCAGAGTGGTTTGCAATTTACAATTTTGCCGTAGGCAAGGAAAAGCCTATGAGCATTATAGAAGCAAAATCCTTAGAGGACGCGTGGGCACATGGCAAAATTGGAAGAACTGGTTCTCCAGATAACAGCAGATCATCAACAACTGATCGCAAAACTTAGCGAAACGCAAAAAGCAACTAATGAAGCCTTTCAAAAAATGGAAAAGGCTGTCGATCAATTTAGCAAGCAAGGCCAGCAGTCAACAAGCAGACTGTCAAGAATATTTGACGTCTTTGCCGGTGTCACGTTAGCCAATGTCGCTTCAACCATTGCAGACTCTGTCCTTGGTGCCTTTGGATCACTGAAAAATGCAATTGCTGATGGAATATCCGAAGCAATGGAATATGAAAAACAAAACCAAAGGCTTGCAAACTCTCTTGCCTTGTCCGGCAATTTTTCACAAAAAGCAATGAAAGATTTGCAAGACTACACCTCGCAGTTGGAAGAATTGATCGGTGTTGATGATGCTGTAATAGCAAAAAATTTAGCTTTGCTTTCTTCTCTTACTAGGCTTGACTCAGAAGGCTTAAAGAGAGCGCAAAGTGCCGCAGCTGATTTGAGCACTGCTCTGGGAATTGATTTAAATACTGCAACAAATTTGGTTGGTAAAGCTGTCAACGGAAACGTTGAAGCTCTTTCACGTTATGGCATAAAAATCAAGTCCACGGGAGATGCAGCAAAAGATGGCGCATTGGCGTTAGAGCTGCTTGAAAAAAGATTTGGTGGAGCAGCTGCTGCGTCCCAGCGTGGTTTTGGCGGCGCCCTCACCCAAGTAAGAACCGCAATCGGAAATTTGTTTCAGGCAATTGGCAGCGTTGTTACACAAAACCCAGTTTTTGTTGCAGTATTCAAAGCGGCTGCAGATGCCTTCAAAAGATTCACCCAAGTCATCGAAGACAACAGAGTAGTCATTCAGCAAATCATGGCAAAGATTATCGAAATCTTTTTGAAGTTTGCGCAAACAGTTGTCGAAGTGTTTGATTTTGCGGGTCGTGGAATCAGATTTTTTTATGATTTAGTTACAAAAGGCTGGACCAAAGCGTCTGACCAATTGCAGCGCGGTGAAACAATTCTTGGGAGTGTGGCAAAATTTTTCGAAAAAACGGCGCAATCCGTAGCTGAAAGTTCACAGCAAATTGGTCAAGATTCTGAAGTTACAGTCGCAGCGATTGAAAATCAAAAAAATGCTGTGCGTGAGCTGAGTGCCGAAGAGCAAAAAAGAACTGATAAGCTCAAAGAATTCGCCAACAGTTTAATTGAAAATGCCAGATCAGAAACAAATCTTTATTCCATGCGGACTGAGATATTCAAAACTCAGTACGAAGCCGACATCATAAATTTTGAAACATACAAAGAGGCAAAGCTTGGTGCTCAAGCGGAATTGATGGAACAACAAAGATTGATGCTTGAGCAGGCAAATTTGTCACAGCAAGAATATGCAATTGCCTCAGCTCAGCTGGACAGACAACAAGCTCTTGAGCGAATGAAGACGATGGAAGAGCTCAGAAAAGCAGAAGAGGCAGATCAAAAAAGAAGAATTCAAGCCTTTTCAGGTTTTTTCAATAATCTTGCGGCTCTTCAAAATACTGGATCAAAAGAATTGTTTGCTATCGGCAAAGCGGCTGCACTTGCTCAGGCTACAATTGACGGATATGCAGCAATTCAAGGAGCATACAAATCTGGTTCTGTAATTGGTGGACCCCCGCTGGGTGCGGCGTTTGCGGCTGCGGCTGCGGCGGCAACTGCAGTAAACATTGCAAAAATTGCAGCAACTGGATTAAGAAGGGGAATTGATTCAGTTCCTGGTGTTGGAACGAAAGACAATTTCCCAGCAATGCTTGCGCCTGGCGAGCGTGTGGTTCCAGCAAAGACAAATGAAGATCTTACAGAATTTTTGTCTCGCATGAATGATCGAGAAACGCAGCAACAAATTGTTTTCAATTTGAATTTCAACGGTCCAGTTTGGGCTGACAAGGCGACAGCCGGATCCGAAATTATCGAAGCCATCAATGAAGCAATCGATCGAGGAATGGGCTTGAGGCTGAGACAAGCATGAGCAAGATAACAACTCTTTCAACTTTTTATTATGGCTATATTGTAACAAAGGATAATAACGTCATAAATTTTTCTGAAGGCGGACCAGAGCTTACAGCGACTTTGTCAATCAATGATTACACGGCGACAGAGTATTGCAAAGAAATTGAGACACGCATGAGGCTTGCTGGCACCCTCAATTATGTCTGCACCTTTAATCGAAACACACGGCGTATTACTATTTCAGCTCCATCAAATTTCAGTCTGCTGACAGCCACTGGCTCTCAACAAGCCGTAGCTATTTGGGACATGGCTGGCTTTACAATTGCAACCGATAAAGTTGGCTCCAACAGTTACACTGGTGAAAATCCGTCTGGCGATGAGTATCGAACACAGATGACGCTTACAGACTATCTAAGTCCGGAAGACAATCTTGTAAAGGAATCAGCGGCGGTCAATATCTCAGCAAATGGAATAGTGCAAGTCTTGGAGTTTGGCAACGGCAGGCGAATGGAATGCACAATTCGTGGAGCAACAAACAAGATCAACACTGACAATATCAAATTTTATGAAAACCCCAGTGGTGTTGATGATTTTCGAAGATTCATGCGCTTTCTTGTGACCAAATCCAAGCTCGAATTTATGCCTGATGTAGACGACCGATCAAATTTTTATTCACTTCTTTTGGAAGCAACAGATTCGAATCAACGTGGCACAAGTTTCGAAATAAAAAACATGAAGGGCGCAAATGATTATTTTCAGTGTGGGCCTTTAGTTTTTAGGGAAGTAATTGAG